GACCTGAGCATGTCATCAAACTGCTCACCATTATTACCAACGAGAGGATACATAATGACAGAACGCATTGTACTATGGCAGACTACAATCTATGATAAAGATGTAGCTAACATGAGTGAAGATAAGATTAAAGAATTAAGATTAGAATTAAGCAAAGCAGTATATGATATCTGCTGGAACTATGGGGTACACAACTGATGAGTAAGTATGTAGTGATATGCCAAGTCGACGAGTGTGAGGCAGAGAACGAGGACTGGGAAGATAAAGATGGAACTTACTGGTTCACATGCTCAACATGTGGATACGACAACGAGGTGGTGTATAACCCATGGAAATGAGTAGCATGCAAGGACTAGAGATGAGACCTGATATGCAGGGATTATGTATGACACATGAGAACCCTGACTTATGGTTCGAGGATTCAGGTGACCTATTCGAACGACGAAAGGGTAGCAAGAATCCACTAATCAAGTTTGCAATACGCAAGGCTAACATGATTAAAGCCATAGAGATATGTAACAAATGTCCGATTCGTACCAATTGTCTGAATGAAGGATTGAAAGATGAGAACCTAGACTATGGCATATGGGGTGGCTTGCTACCTGGAGAGCGCATTGTCATGGTTGATAAGATTGCTGGTGGTACAGATAGAAAGTACCGCGTGACAACGGCACAGAACATTAGGAGTTCAATGAAATGAAATCAGTATTCTTTCTATTGCTAGTAATCGCTGGCATATTTACGTTCGCCCCTTCATCACAAGCACCAACACATACACAAGGGGTAGCATTAACATGGAGTAAGGCGGATAGTAAAGCATATGCAAGAGACCAACTAATGCAATGGCAAGAAGAACAATGGTCATGCCTTAGCAATCTGTGGGGCAAGGAATCCGCATGGAATCCTAAAGCCTATAATAAAGTCAGAGTTATGGGGAAGAACGCTGGCGGTATTCCACAGTTGCTAGGGCTTGACCCTAATACACCAGCCACGCTTCAGATAGACAGAGGCTTGGCTTATATTCACTACAGATATGGCACACCATGTGAAGCATGGCGCTTCTTTAAGAAAAATGGGTGGCATTAATGAACAACGAGAGGATAACTAATGGCTAAACATATTACAGAAATGAAGCCTGATTACACTCAGGCTATGGACATACGCGGTAAGCCAACTGCTGTATGCCCTTGCGGGTGTGAGATATGGAATGTCAAGTGTAAGTTCGATGACTATGGTGACATAGACATGTACTTCTTGGACATGGAATGTGCTGAGTGTGGTACACTAGCTACCGCACCTACACCTATCGACGATATGGAGGCAGACAGTGACTGAGTTCTTACATGACATAGTTAAGAAACGAGAGAGAGGTATCATAGTGGATGAGCTTCTCGGGTCAGACCCGTGGAGATTTTCAGAACCACCACCACCATTCACGGGTAACGAGAACGCACAACAATTAAGTGACATGAGATTAGGCCCATACTAATGCCAAACTATGAGTACCGATGTGACACATGTGGAACATCACAAGAGCACCAACGCACGATAGATGATAGAGATATCTTTCCGCCGTGCCAATACTGTACACAGATAACAAGCAGAGTAATCAACCCAGCACCAGTCAAGTTCAACGGGACTGGTTTCTATTCGACAGGAGGATAGCATGGCAATGCAAGACTTGACAGCAGAAGAAGTAACTGCTATAGTTAAGAAGTATGTACTAAATTGGGAAGACTATGAGACTGAAGATGACTGTATTGCAGACAACATGGACATTCTCTTTGAGCACCTATGGGAGGACGACCTTGACGATAGTCCCTTTGAGGAGTACGAGTTTGATGAAGAACTTATAGATGAATAAACATTTAGTCGATACTAGTCTCGGATTCGGAGCTTCGCTCCTCTTCGTACTCGCTATCTGTGCTGCTTACAAGTTCATCTGGTTCATCAGTTACATTGTTTGGAGTATCTTGGTCTAACCAAGGCTTCATACCACCCATTAACCTAACAAGTTTGCGTATCACTCTCGTTATACGCATACGAGTAGCGTCAGGGCTAATGATTCCCATTTCATTAGCAATGTCAGCATACTCCATAGACTCTGCATATCGTAAGAAGAGTAACTGTTTATCTTCAGTACTTAACTTATGATATGCGGAGTCTACCTCTATCATCATAGCCTGTAGATTACCACCCTCACTAGGTGCACTAGGCCGTCCAGGCCTGCCAAGATTAAGCTTATGTGTTACGCCCCATTCATCACGCAACACAGCAGGAAGCAACGCTTCCACTACTACTGGGTCATAGTAATATAAATCAGACACATCATAGCCAAGAGACTTGGCCTTCTGATACTGACAATAATCTAATGCATAGTTGCGAAGGCTACGATAGATTAAGTTCTTCGCATCCTTACCACCCATCTCGTTCCACTCAGTGAACTTATTAATATGGGCAGGGAACCACTCATATAGTGTCTGACGTATATCGTCAAGCTCAAGCATCTTAAACTTTCTATGATACTCGCTAGCTACATGAGTGACTACATCTTCCCAAGGTTCAATTAGCTTCCAGTCCATCATCAACTTTCTCATTCTTATACTTGCGTGTCATAGTCAGTAAATCTTCTACAGTAATCAGGTACCCCTTGCTCTTGTTAGGTGGTATCTCGCATGAGATTTCTCTACCCAATTCAAGCACACCTTTTTTAAGGATATGTGTTGGAACAATGAACACCGCTTGTTCCAATACAAATGCCCAGTATGCAGCCTCAGTAACCATTAAGCCTGATGGCTCCCATGATTTAGACTTATTAAACCAGCACTCAACCTCAATGTAAAGGTTGTTAGTAATCCACCACTTCCTGTCGCGCTTGACTTCTACAGTCTTGCCACCAGTCAGCAACTCTTCTACTAATCTCTCGCCCTTACGGCCATACCCAAAATCTAAATCAAAGGAACTCTTGTTAGTCATTAGGCCAATGTCCTCTCAGTACTAGCAACCCGATGATTGCATAGTTAGCCATGTCCTTGAAGGAATCCTCAAGGCTTTCGTGCTTTGGTTCACTAACATTATCTACTAGATTATTGATTCGTGCAAACTTATCCCACATACGCACACGTAACCCATTGACTGGGCCACCTGGACTCTTGGATATATTAGTTGGACCATAGTCCTCATGCTTACTGACAAGCAAACGATACAGTTCATTGAATGTATCAGCAACATTATCTAGGAATTCAGAATCGGAATCTTCAGTTGTAGTATTAGATTTTGGTTCTCCGTGTGTGCTTGCGTCACCATAAAACCTTGGTTCAGCAAATGGTCGATAATCTGCCATGCTTCTTCACTCTCCACCTTCGAGTAGTTCTTTAAGTTCTTCATCTATTTCCGCCATGCTGGAACCTACAATCATATCTTCGATAACTTCAACAACTGTTGATGGTTCCATCTCGACAGTAAAGAGAGTCATGTACGTGTCTTGTGCTACATCTTTAATCTTCTCGGGTTCATCTGAGTAACGATAGAAACAACGCAACAACGAACCAATCATAAGGCGATAGCCATTAGGCAGGATAAGTGCTGGGTCGAAGTCTTCATCTTCCTCAAGCAGGTGGTCAGTTGCTTCGAATACATTCTCGAACTGCTCACCACATTCGGGACATGGTTTAATCGGCTTCATTGGTTAGTCCTGCTTTCTCACGAATGTATTCTGCGCCGAACTTGACGTAGATAGAATTGACATCTTCGCCTTCTGGCATGGCAACGATAGTAACTGGAAGTTCACGGGCAAGTCCTGCTGCAAATTCTTTCCCAGGTTGGTCGCCATCAGCGAATACAAATACTCTTTCAAAATCTGCGAGTAATCTTGTGTAGTGTTTCTTCCATGAATTCGAACCTGGAACTCCAATGCAAGGGATACCGACACATCTGCTGAGTGTGATTGTATCAAGCTCTCCTTCACATACACCAATCCAATCACCTGCCCTCTCAATATCTAGTACGTTATACATCTTGGTGTCACTACCTGTCATACCCATATACTTTGGTTCAACTGCTGGGTTCAAACTTCTAAATCTAATATCAACTACACCAGTCTTGGTTACATATGGTATAGCCAATCGTCCAATGTATGCTTCATGCCCTGTCTCAGGCTCCTCGACTACGCCTAATCGAGCCAGCCGTGCCACTTCTATTGGAATGCCCCGACTTGCTAGGTAATCTTCGGCCTGATAAATGCTTTCCTGATACTTGCGAGTTGCTTGTCCCAGCAAATCCTTCTGCGATTCTAGATGCCTCACGTATGTTAACTCCTTCCTGCATAGCTATGATTTGTAAACTATTACCTTGTACTCCACATGCGAAGCACATAAATATATTCTTATCTAAGTTAGCCGTACCTGATTGATGACTGTCCCCATGGAAGGGACACCTAAGATTAGCCTGACCATGGTCACGACGTAGCGTTGCACCATAGTGCTCAAGCACAGCCTTGATTGATGGCAGGTCAGTCACCAAAGATATCTCCTAATCTAAATACTAAATATGCATCTGCTATAGACTTGCCTCTTGCTTTGATTATAACTGCTGGAGTAATCGCTTCTCTCGATAGTCCTCGAGCTTCTGCATAATGCGTCGCTTCGAGCTGTGCTTCTTTGGTCCAACCACTGAGGTCGATTCGATTCGAAGCACCTGGTGCTTTGGCTTCGACAATTCCAATTGAGCCAAGGAAATCCGAAGCGATAACAATATCTCCCTCATCTCTTGCACCTGTCCTTGCAAGTCGTTCAGCATTGTATCCATTAGTGCGGAAGTAGTTTCGTAAGTCTGTTTCAAAGGTAGCACCTCTCTGCTTGTGTGATTTGCGTGTTGTCATTATGCATTCTCTGGGATATCATCGATGAACATATACTCAGGGTTGAATGCAACCCACGTCATTAGTCCACCACCTGCATCGGCTCTGCCATAGCGATTCTTGACAGGCGCAACTCCCATACTTGTCCCGACAACTCCAAGCGTACAGATGAGCGCGGGTAATTGCGCAACCTTTCCTTGGATAGCACTTCTAGGTTGGCATGGAGAGCCTTGCACAGCCTCCGATGTGTGATGTAAGACGACAACTGCTGCATTGGTTGCTCTAGCAAGGTACTTCAACTCCTTCATAATCGCACGCATAGATGCGAACTCTTCACCACCATCGGTGGCTACGTCCATTAGATTATCTACTACAATAAGAACAGGGGGGCAACCCCATAGTTCTTCGAATGCTTGTACTTCTTCATCAATGTCTTGCAATGATGGTGCTGATTCAAACGACCATACAATATGTGAACCTCGGGCAAGTGTTGCCTTGGTCCAGCCATGGTCAGAGTTCATCAAAGATTCTACGTCACCTTGTGACTTACCTGAAATCATAGAGGCTAATCTCATAGCCATAGTATGTGCGTTGGTATCTGCTGAGATGTAAAGTGTTGGAACTTTCATCTTCAAAGCTAATGCTAATGCTAGGGTAGACTTACCTACACCTGGTGCTGCTGCAAACATTGAAACTTCAGAACGACGTATGATAATCTTGTTCGCCTCGAACGCTTTGAAGCAACTAGGGAGCGGTTCTCCACCGATACTGGTACGACCAACGCTTCTGACAAGTGTACGCATGGTTCATTCCCTTCTAGAAAGAAAGAACGTAGCCACCATTCTGGTGTGTAACGATGGCTACGCTCAATCATATTGTTAGTTAACTGGCTTGCATTGGTCAGGTGTGCCCTGAGGTGTTGGGCATGCCCAAAAAGCGTAAGGCTTCCCACTTGTCTTGCTCACTCCCTGTCGGAAGATTCGTACCCCGTGCACGCACGTCGGGCTCGCTGTCCCTGATGGTGTTACCGCGGACGGTGGCGCTCCAACGGATGCTGCTGCCTGCTGGATTGGAGCGGAGAATTGCGAGGGCGTTGTGCCTGCTGTTGAACCAGTGGTCCCCAAAGGGGCAGCGTTGTATGCACCAACAACCAAACGTTGTACTGATGCAACCTGTGTTGAGTAATCCCCTACACCTTCAAGCAATACGCTTAGTTCGTCGGCCGTATTGGCACGCACGTTAATCATATCCCCTGCTGGTGTCTTATAGGAGACTTGTAGTTTCCAGTCTTCGTTCATCTGTTATCCTATCTTAGTTGAGAACTGACAATGTGCCGTCAAGCCACACTTGTATTGGCAATTGTTTGTATTAGGCAAGAATATACCCGCCTTACGTGCTTTGTCAAACCCTGATACTAAGTACTCCAGCTTCTCCTCTGTGTACTGCTCAAGGCTGACCAACGGTGACACGCCATGCTGACGTGACATGAAGTATGTTCCCCACTTGATATCTATGCCAAAGGTTTTCATCAAACCAATCTTATAGAAACCAAGCTGTAGTGTATTGGAAGGCGTAGCCTGTGATGTCTTAAGGTCAACGATGACTAACTCACCATTAACTTCGAACACCCTGTCAAGAATCATCTTGACTGGCACACCAGCAAACTCGGGAATCATTTCGAGTTCGATGGCTGGGACACCCTGAGGTGTCTTCCATATCTTCCAATCAGTATTGGCTTGTCGCCATTCAATGTAGGCTTGCACCCAACGAGGACCAGCTTCGTGCCAGAAAGCTTCGTTCTCCTTGTTAGGGTTAGCCTTGGTTGCCCTGCCTCCAACACGTGCATTGGTTAGGTCAGTATCGCCAAGCTCTTCAGCCCATGCTTTAGCCCATAGTTCCTGTATCATGCATTCTCCAAATCCCACAGTTCGGTTGCTCGGTGAAATGCTGAGCCACCTACCGACCATACGGAAGGTTCTTCTGATACCATCATTAATCTACCAAGGTAGTACTGATAGCCACAGTCGACATAGGTCGAGAATGCTGAGTATGAAACATGCTCGGGTAATTTATATTCTCCAAGTTGTATCATCGTGGGTGTAGTATAGCATAGGTTCAGGGTCATGTTGGTAGGCCGCTTACCTACACGGGTCAGTCCTATGTGTATAATTATATATATAATATATTAATAAAGACCCCGAAGGGGTCTTATATATATTATAATATATATATTATAAGGGGAATAGAATGATTGAAATTATATTTGGAGCACTGATTGCTTTGGCAATCCGTGACATTTTCTATGAAGCAATTGAAAGATATAATCATTACAAACACCAGAAAGATGTTGGTGTATTCTTTGATTTAGTAGAGGATTTTGAAGCAGACGACGATTAAGAAATGACAAAAGACCCCCCTTCCCAAGGTGATTACCTTAGGTTGGGGGGTTTCTTGTTGCTTAAAATTACTTCTTAGTAATGCCAAACTCATGTGCTGTTGGGTCAAGAGCCTTAAGGGCTGGACCTACAATACCAGCAATAAATGCTGATGCTAGAGTCTTAGGGTCAGTAACGCCAGTCATGTATAGACCTGCTGCTACTGCTGCTGCTGAACGCAGGTAACTAAGTGCAATCTGTTCAATCTTTTTCTTATTCATTATTTGCTCCATTTCGGTGTACCAAACCCTACAATGTATGATGTGAGTTTGCGCCTGTTGTCTTTCTTATAAGCACGAATACGCTGTGCCACTTCCCCACCATTAGCCTGTGAGCCTTTAGCCTTGTGCTCTGGTGAAGTATTTCCCTCAATAGTGGTAACTGTTCCATCGAGGTTATCTTTGATAACGATTCCAACATGCTCCACAGGAGCACCGCCTTCTACGAAGTCAAAGAAAACTATATCGCCAGGCTTTGGTTTAGATGTCGCTGCATTAGACCAACGTCCTATGCTTTGAAACCCAGTTACTCCTGCTGGTGTGTAAACAACATTGGGGATTTTAATCTTTGCTTCATTGGCACACCACATGACAAATGAGCCACACCAAGGTTGCCCATCATGACCAGTAAATTTGCCATACTTTGTATGGTTATCACCGATTTCAACTGTTCCAATTTCTTTAGTTGCTATATCAAGGAACTGCTCTACTTGTGTCATTATTTCTCCGCAATTAGTTTATACAGGTCATCAATTCTATCTTCAAGTCGCTTAACAGAATCCTTGAGACTGCTGCCACCATTGGGCTTCAATTCATACAGGTAATGTTTTACTAGCCATCGTACAGCTCCAGCAAAACTGGTAATTACCGCTAGGATTGCTACTATAAGGGATGCCCAATTGGCAGTGGTCATTAGATTGTCCTAACCGTTACATTCATGATTCCTCCGAACCCTGAATATCTCTTGTCTGATGGTGTTGTGTTGATGAACTGTATCTCTTCAATGATTCCAAGGTATGATTCACCTGTTCTGAAATCATCAATTCTAATTGTGTCTCCATTGCTTTCTACTATCTCAAGGTCCTGGATTCTATCGTATGCTGAACCTTCGTGTCCAACTTCAACCCCAAAGGAATCAAGTTCTCTGTCGAATAGAGATACTGGATATGTAATCAAACGCTGACGTGGGATAGCAGGCAATGACTTAAGTTGATAGCCATTAAATATTGGACCCTTTGTTGAGTCTAATGTTGAGCGAGAGATTGTAAACTTGAATGACATATACTCTTGTGCACCGACTGGGTATGGTATACCTACCTCTGGAGTAAAGTCACCCTCGGTAAAACTACCAATTGAGTAAGCTTGACCAGCCATATCGATAGATGAGATTTGTAATCCACCATTGGTATTGTCAATGCGGCTCTTAAGGTTTTTAAATACTTTGTTCTCAAGTGTTGAGTATCTAATCTTGCCAGTAGTTACATAGCCAGATGATACTAATGTTGAAGCATCCTCTACATATACCGCACCATTAGCTGATGATGCATATGCAGTAGCAAACATCATGCGAGGTATTGCTGTTGAATCAGTATTGCCATCAAAACAACAAGCCGTTGTTACGTGACCAGTTACTCCAGGATAGTAAATATCATTAGCATAAGCAAAACGCAATGATTCTATCTCATTTCCCAAATCGATACGAATCAGTCCAGGTTCTCCAGCTACAGATGTAGCACACCATACATACTTATCACGTGCAGCAAAATCATAGCATGGTTGGCTAGTTTCTACAATGAGTGGGCCGTAAGAGATTGAACCATCTTGGTCAGATACTGTAGCAGCGCGTACACCTCTGTTGGTTCCAATCATCATATAGCCTAGATAGTAATAAATCTTATGGACAATTTCTCCAACTGGGAGTTCTGCTGCTACAATGGCTGATGTTAATGTAGGCATTGCACCAGCAGTAGATAAGGTAAACTTTTGAATAGTTGATTGACTGCCATTGTATCCAGCAATATATATAGCTGGACCAGATGCAGTAATAGATGTATATACATGAGTTGTTGCTGCCTGAGTATAGACGGGGCTAGGTATAGAGCTAGCAGATGTAGAAAATTCATATACTTTATTATCAGCACATAGAATTATTCTATCTTTTACATACTCCATAGTAGCATTAGATATTGTACCAATTTCATCAAACATTTTTGTATCAGCATCACTGGATGTTAAAGTTAATGCTTTTTTATATACAGTCTTTTTAGTTGATGTATTGGTAATCCAATAGGCTGTCACTCCATCGTCGCAAATTCCATATACAGGTGAATCAGCTCCACTATTGTAATCAATAAAATGAATTGGGTTGCTGGGGTCTGTAATTTTGATTTTGTCTACATCATATCCGTCGTGCAATAATGCACCAGTAAACGTACTCCACTTGATAGAACGAATATGCTGTTGTACATTGCCATTAGAAGCAATAGGGCCAGTAGTAATATGACCAGCAGTTACATTCTTGAGCAAAGTTACTTTGCCCTTTTCCCAGATATTGACACCTTTGCTGTCGGCAAAACGATGTGCTACAACTTCACCAGCAGAAGGGTCATAGAACTTAATGCCGCTTCCCTTGTGGAAAGATGACTGTGCACGAACCCACCAACCAGTGATTGACTGTTCACCAGGTTCTGATGACTGGTCAATCTGTTG